CATGGCTCGCTTGCAGTCCTCCCGAACGACACCCCGGATATACCCCTGAGGCAAGTTTGCCCGCTGCTCGGCCTGATTGACGTTCAGGTTGAGCTCCAAGAGCCGATCCAAGACCGTCTTCGCAAAATCCATGAAATACACCCAACATTGAAGTTGGGATATTGCCCAAAAACGGCTGCGGCACAATCCCCCGGTAACGTGTCACATGGTTAATCTTACTTGACTTGGGCAAAAGCCTAACTTACTTATTAGGCAATAGCCCAATATAAGGCGGTCGAGTATGGACGCTACCCAAATCATAAAATTAGCAGAGACATACTCTGCTCATACCACCCTCAAGCTTTCGACTATTGGTGCATATGCCGTAAACGATGGGAAGTTTTTTCCCCGCCTTTCAGAAGGCAGGGAATGCACGCTTCGCACGGCCAAACGTGTTTTGACGTGGTTTTCCTCCAACTGGCCTGATGACCTTGAATGGCCGCGCGATGTTCAGCGCCCCCTCAAACGGAGGGAAGACGCATGAACGCCCTGCAAACACTCTGGCACAACGTGGTCGAACTGCACGACGCCATCGACGATTGCTGGGTCGGTGATCTGATTGCAGTCATCTCGATCTTCGGCGCGATCGTGTACTTCCTGATCGCCACGGGGGTGCTGTGATGGCCCCGAAGATCAGGGTTCGCCCCAACGTCGGCAAAACCTTTCTGCTGCGTCAGCGCACAGGTGGCTGGTTCATCATCCACGAGAACGGCACGACACACAGTGGCCCGTTCACCCTGCACAATGCGGCGGAAAACGAACGCCGGAAACTTCAGCTCGCCGCCAATCAACGAGCAAAGATCGGACCGCGCCCCTGCATCACCTGCGGCAACACCTTTCAATCGGAAGGTTCGCACAACCGCATGTGCAGCCTTTGCCGCCATCAGAGCGAAGCATTTTCCGGCGTGGCCTCGGTCACCCAGCGGGGCGCACGTCGCGCCGTCAAGAATTGAAGATCGGTTTTTCCCATGCCTGAACCCATCCTGATGAAGCAAGACAAGGTGCTGGTGGCCGAGGTCGTCGAGCGCGACCGTTTGCGACCTGTGTCCGAAGCGGGTGTCCTGAGTCTAATCGCGTCGATCGAGGAACTGGGCGTCATGAAAGACGCCATCCACGTCCGGAAGCTGAAGAACGGCTCGCTTATCCTCATTGCCGGATCCCACCGTCTGGAAGCGGCGCGTCGCATGGGCTGGGAAGATATTCCGGCCAAGGTCTGGACGGATGTGACCGACGACTGGGCACAACTGATGGAGATCGACGACAACCTCGCCGGGTCCGACATGAACGCGCTCGATACGGCCGTTTTTCTTGCTACCCGGAAGGAAGTCTACGAGCGGGTTCACCCCGAAACAAAGCGCGGAATGGCGGGAGCATCAGCCCGTTGGGATGCAAACGAACTGAGTTCGTTTGCATCGGTGACAGCTGATAAATTCGGAATGACGATGCGTCAGGTCCAGAAGATTGTTGCTGCTGGCGGCAAGCTGGACCCCAGCGAGATTGCCCGCCTACGCGTTGCTCCCAAGCCTGTCACCCTTGCCGATCTTCAGGCGATCTCCAAGGTTCAGGGCGTTGGCGAACGCTACCATGTCGTCGATGCCCTGGCGAAGGGGGAGGCGAAGAACGCTGCCGCCGCCCGCGCCGCGTATGGTGCCGCACAGCGCGGGGAGCAGCCGGTCGTTAAAGACCCCGTTGAAGAGGCCTTCAATGCCCTGCTGAAGATGTGGGATCGCGCGCCCAAACGGGCCAAGGACCGGTTCGTCGACAGCCGCCGCGAAGACCTGATCGCGGCTTTGAGCGAGGGTGTGACGAAGGTGGCCGCCGAATGAGCCGCACAGCCCCGGAACGCGAATGGTGGACTGCCGAGGAGCTTGCATCCAGCAGTCTTCCTGACATGCCCACGACCAAGCGTCGGGTGAATGCCATGGCTGACCGGGACGGTTGGCGCGGCCACCCGACGTTCGCGCGGCCCCGCATAGGGCGTGGCGGCGGCTGGGAATATCATTGGAAGCTGCTGCCCGCGCGGGCACAAGCCGACCTGCTGAGACGCAGCGGCGTGGTCGATGGGGCAGGGGAGCCTTCCGAACGCATGACGCGGGACGAGGCGTGGCTTTGGTTCGATGGCCTGCCGGAAGCGGTGAAGGTCAAGGCCCGGCAACGCCTGAAGATCATCGGGCAGGTCGAGGAGCTGGAGTTCGCCCTTGGCAAGTTCACGGCCGTCAACCAGATCGCCCGATCCAGTGACACGTCGGCCCGCACCATCTGGAACTGGTTCGCGATGGTCGAAGGCATCGACACGGCTGATCGACTCGCCTACCTCGCCCCCCGCCATCGCAATGTCGCCAGAACGGAAGGCAAGACAGAGGCAGCACCGGAGTTCTTCGAGTGGCTGAAAGCCGATTTCCTGCGTCTGGAAGCCCCGAGCTTTGCCGCCGCCTACGATACGGCCGTCAAGCTGTGCAAAGCCAAGGGCCTGACGATCATGCAGTCACGCACGGCACGGCGCTGGATGGACCGGACCGTCCCGCACGTCACGCAGGTTTTCGCCCGCGAGGGTCTGCGGGGTCTGGAGCGGTGCTTCCCGCCCCAGAAGCGGGACAGGACGGGCATGGTCGCGCTGGAAGGCGTCAACGCCGACTGCCACAAGATCGACGTCTTCGTGCAGTGGCCCGGCCTGGACAAGCCGATGCGCCCGCAGGTGGTGGCATTCCAGGATCTCTATTCCGGTAAGATCCTTGCCTGGCGCGTGGACCGCGACCCGAACAAGGTCGCCGTCATGTCGGCCTTCGGGGAGCTGGTCGAAACGTGGGGCATCCCGAAGCATTGCCTGTTCGATAACGGTCGCGAGTTTGCCAACAAATGGCTGACCGGCGGCACCGCGACCCGCTTTCGCTTCAAGATCCGTGAAGATGACCCGTTGGGCGTTCTGCCGCAGATGGGGATCACCATCCATTGGGCGACACCAGGTCACGGGCAGGCGAAGCCGATCGAGCGGGGGTTCCGCGACTTTGCACAGCGCATCGCCAAGGATGCGCGGTTTGAGGGGGCCTATGTCGGCAACCGGCCGGACGCCAAGCCCGAGAACTACATGTCGCGGGCTGTCCCGCTGGAAGAATTCATGCCGATCCTCGAGCAGGGGATCGCCGACCACAATGCCCGCCAGGGACGCCTGTCGCCCACCACCATGGGTCGCAGCTTCGACGAGACATTTGCTGACAGCTACGCCACTGCACCCATTCGCAAGGCAACGCCCGAACAGCGCCGCCTGTGGCTGATGGCGCAGGAGACGCGCCAGCTGCATCGCGGCCACGGGATGCTGACCCTGCACGAGGGGGAATATTGGTCGGACTGGATGAGCCAGCATGCGGGCCGGAAGGTCATTGCCCGCTTTGATCCCGAAGATCTGCATGCCGGTCTCTACATCTATTCGCTGGATGGCGAGTTCATGGGATTTGCGGAATGCCGGGTGAAGGCTCCGTTCTTCGACCTCGCCTCGGCCGAGGCGCTGTCCAAGGACAAGGCACGACGCCGGAAAGAGCAGCGCCAGCTGCTCAAGAGCATCCAGAGCACGTCCGTCGGCCAATTGGCATCGGATCTCAACAGCCTTCCGCGCACTGAGGCAGCGCCTTTGGACGCGAAGATCGTCCAGTTGGCACAGCTGACGCGCGGGCCGCTGATCGATCGTCCGATGCCTGCACCCGAGACCAGCGGGGAAGACGACGAGAAGCATTCGGCCTTCGTTCTGGAGTTCCAGCGGTCGGCAACGACAACCGCGAAGTCGGAACCGAAGGAAGGCCCCAAGGAACGCTTCCTGCGCGCACTTTCGATCGAGCAGCGCGCGGAGGCCGGGGAGCCGGTCGGCACGTCCGAGGCCGAGTGGCTCATGAACTACCAGCAGCAACCCGAATACACCCGCCAGCGCATGCTGTGGGAAGATTTCGGCGACGCGGCTTTGGGATGAAAAAAGACCGCCAGGACACGAGCCCGGCGGCATTGAGTGAGGAAGATGCAGAATGACTGACCAACCGATTCTTTACAATAGCGTCGCACCACTTCGGAATGTCGGAGCATTTGTCGAGCTGGTCGATCGTGTCCAGAAACGCGGTATCGGCCTTCCGGGCATGGCGACGTTCTATGGACCCTCCGGCTATGGCAAGAGCACAGCCGCGATCTATGCGGCCAACAAGTTCAACGCCTACAGCGTTCAGGTGAAGAGCGCCTGGACGGCAAAGAAGCTCTGCTCCTCGATCCTGCAGGATCTGGCGCTGCCACCTGCGCGAACTGTTGCGGACATGATCGACCAGATCAGCGAGGAGATCGCCCGGTCCGGACGACCGCTGCTGATCGACGAGGCCGATCACCTTGTCGCGCGCGGAATGATCGAGATCGTCCGCGACATCTACGAAAGCTCCGGATCCGCCATCATCCTGATCGGAGAGGAGCTGCTGCCGCAGAAGCTGCAAAAATGGGAGCGTGTTCACGGCCGCATGCTGGACTGGGTCGGCGCACAGCCCGGCGACGTGGCTGACGTCACCCATCTGGCCCGCATCTACTGCGCCGATGTCGAGCTGGACGCGGATCTGAAGGAACACCTCCTGAAGGTCTCGAACGCCTCCATCCGCCGCGTTTGCATCAATCTGGATCGCGTCCGCGAGTTCGCCCGCACGAACGGGGCAGGCCGCGTCACGAAAAAGGAATGGGGCCAGAAGGACTTCTTCACCGGCCATGCGCCCGCACCCCGGAGGATTTCGGCATGACACAGAAACCTGTCCACGTGATCGCGGCTTCGGGAAAGGCTCACGGCCATCAGGCGATCTGGAATGCCATCCGCGCCTTCAACGGAGGGACCTGGACGATCCGCGCACTCTACGACGCGGAAATTGCGGAACGGTGGACCATAGAAAGCTATGTCGATCGGCTGCTAAAGGGCGCTCTGATCGAGATCGCCGTGCCCGCAGAAGTGCTGCGCGACAATCAGTACCGTCTGCTGAAGGACACGGGCCATCATGCGCCCAAGCTGCGTGCCGATGGCCTGCCCAGCAAGCAGGGATCCGGCACGCAAAACATGTGGCGGTCGATGCGGATGTTGAAGGAGTTCGACAGCCGGGAGATCATGATCCACTCCACCACGGAAGACGTGACCGTCAGCGAGAACACCGCCAAGGCTTACTGCCGCGCGCTGATGACCGCCGGGTACCTGCGCGTGACGCAGAAAGCACGGCCCGGCGTCCGGACGGCGCGGTACCGTCTTGTCCGCGACGACGGCCCGCTTCCGCCCAAGATCCAGCGCGTCCGGCAGGTGTTCGATCCGAACAGCCGCAAAAGCTATCCAATGGAGACCTCCAAATGACCAGTGGCCCGCTTGCAGTGGCCGAGGAGGCCTGGGGAGAAAGTCTGCCCGATTGGGTCAGGGCGATGGCGGCCGAATGTGACGCAACATCGCAAAACAAGGTGGCGACGCGGATGAACCGTTCAGCCTCGCTCGTGAGTTCGGTGATCCGGAACAAGTATCCGGGCGACATGGAGGCCGTCGAGGAGGTGTTTCGCGGGGCCTTCATGAAAAAGACCCTGGACTGCCCGGCCTTGGGAACACTGCCTGCAAATGAGTGCCGCGACTGGCGGGTCAAAGCTCGCACATTCGTCAACGTCAATTCGCAAAGGGTCATGATGTTCAGGGCCTGCAACAGGTGCCCGCGCAACGGAAAGGGGGATGTCGAATGACCGTGCCCGACCAGATCCAGCCGCAGGCCATCATTGCGATCGTGGCGTCGTTTCACTGTATCCACCGCGATGCGCTGACGGGTGCGAACGGTCAGAACGTCCCGGCATGGCCATTCAACGAATGCGTCTGGATGCTACGCCAGATCGCCCAGCTGGATTACGGCCAGATCGCGGCACTGCTTGGCAACCGGCAAGAGCGCACGATCGCGGTCAGCCTGTCGAAGGTGCGGGGACGGAGCGACGACGACCCTGCGTACCTGCGGCACCTGCAGGAACTGCGCGCCGCCATCTTCCTGCCGCAGGTCCAGCGCCACCACGACCCTGTGGCCCTTCTCGATACGGTCCGGGCCGTGCTTGCTGCGGATCACCTCACAGACAAGGAGGCACGGGTTTCGGCTCTCGCCGCGCTGGCCGACCGGATCCCGATGATCCCGCCGGTCGCCAATCTTACTTTCATCAAGGACGTCTGAAATGACCCATCAAACCCAGTTCAATCCTGCACCGATCCCCGATGGTCTCGTCACTGTCGGTGACCGGACGTACATGCACGACGCCAAAGGAGCGCTCGTTCCCGTCTCGCTGATCAAGCCCGCACATCTTCTGGAGGACGATACGGTCCGCAAGATCATGGGCTTCGGAAAGGCCCTGTCCGAACAGGTGGCGGGCTTCAAGGCCCATACGTTCGAGGATCTCGGGGACTTCGACGCGCTTCTTGCGCAGGAATACAACCTGACGAAGGGAGGCCCGAAGGGCAACCGGACCTATTCGACCTTCGACGGCCTCATGAAGGTGGAAATCCGCATTCAGGATCAACTGGACTTCGGGCCGGAGCTGCAGACGGCGAAGGTTCTGGTCGACGAATGCCTGAACGAATGGTCGGCCGACAGCCGTCCGGAGATCCAGGCGCTCGTCACACGGGCCTTCAACACCGACAAGGCCGGGCAGATCAACCGTTCGGAGATATTCATGATGCTGCGCCTCGAGATCGAGGATCGCCGCTGGACGGAGGCCATGCGCGCCGTGCGCGAAGCCATCCGGATCGTGGGATCCAAGACCCACATCCGCCTCTACTTCCGCGAGGCCTTCGATGCCCCGTGGCAGTCGATCACCATCGATCTGGCAAAGGCCTGATCGCATGACCCAGACCCAGTACATCATGATGCTGATCGGCTACGGCGTTGTCGGGTTCTGGGTGCTGTCCATCGCCTGGGTGGCGGCACTCGTCATCACGGACTGGCTCTTTCCGCAAGGAAGCGACGATGGCCGCGCGTGACCTTCAGCGACTGATCCATGTCGGGTGCCGGGAGCTTGGCCTCGACCAGGACACACGCCACGACCTTCAGCTGGTCGCCACCGGCAAGGCGTCCATGGCCGACATGACAGAGGCCGAACTGGAGGCGGTTGTCGCTGCTCTGAAGACGCGCGGCTTCAAGCCGGGTTTCAAGGGCGATGCAAAAGGCCGGCGCGCACCTGCATCGCGGTCCGACTTGCGCTTCGTTCATGTCCTTTGGAAGAAGCTGGGCGATGCGGGCAAGTTGAAGAAGCCGGGCCGTGCAGGGCTGAATGCCTTCGTGCGCCTGCGCTTCGAGGGCAAGTGGCAGGCGGTGCCGATCGACATCGATGCCCTGCGCGACCCCGGTCAGATCAACGACGTCATCCGCGCCCTGAAAGACTGGTGCACACGCGAGGGGATTGCCCTGAAATGACCGATCGTCGCCCCCACATCACCGACCACGCCATCATCCGCTTTCTGGAGCGGGTGCATGGCATCGACGTTCAGGCGGCCCGTGTCGAGATCGAGGCGCGCGTCGGACAGGCCGTGCGGGTCGGAGCCTGTGCGGTGATCAGCGGCGGGTTTCGATATGTGATCGACGACGTCCGCGTGACCTCTGTTGTGCCGGTCCGAAGCGGGCCTTCGCATCCGCCACGCCCCATCAGGGAGAATTCCGAATGAGCGATTCCTTCTGGATCGACGAACTGGAACGCGACCTCGGGCAAGCTGCCCGCCTGACGCTGCTTGCCAATGTTGGCGGGCAGCGTCGAAACATTCCGACGAAGAGGTTCGCCGCCTCGTCCAAGCTGGCGCAGGAGGTGGGTCTGGACATCGTTCTGTGGCTAGCGGAGCGGTTTGCACAGACGGCCGTGGACATTCCCTCGGCGAATGGCAGCGAGGCTCGCGATAGAGCGTCGCGCCTCCGGGCTGCCATTCTGGAAGCTGGGCTGACCGACCCGACCAGGTCGGCCAACGAGATTGCGGTGGAGTTTCAGGTGACAGCGGCGTGGGTGCACAAGCTGCGCAGCCAGATGCGAGACGAGGCGGGGATGGGAGGCAATCAGATGACGCTCCCATTCTTTGACTGAAACGGCTCATTCGCTATGATGTAGAGTGGACGTTAGAGCGATTGGAACATCGATGCTCCTTGAAAACTACGATGCTATGGTTGATGCGCTAGTCGCCGATGCAACTCATGCAGCGTGGGATACCGGCTACATGAAAGCGCTCATCGACAACGAGTTTGTGCCGCAAAAAATGAATGAAGCTATTTCCGGGCATGCCCTGCACGTGGCTAATATCGCTGTTAAACGAAATTTGGCGCTCTATTGTTCAAGGGCATGGGATGCAGACAAAGATGCCATTTCCTTGCCACGACTGACTGCAAAGCTTCCAACACCTGCTGATTTGATCAATCTACATGGAGGCATGACGCATCTAACGCTGGAAAGTGACGAGCATGAAATAGGGCTCCGTGTTTCTCGCCTACATGCTAATATTTTTGAACGAGAAGATGACAACTGGTATCGCTCGCTTCAGCTATTTCGAACTGAATGGTTGGCCCACCGCTTGCTCAAAAGTAGTCGAAGAGCAAAATTTGAGGCAGAACGTCCAGTTGAGGACATAAAGCTTAAGGAACTTGTTGAGCGCGCTGAACAAACTTTAGAGTTGGTTGGCGAACTTGCTTATTTGTGGTCGGGACGACACAACGGCTTCAGCGACAACATAAAGACAGCCGAAATGCGTTGCCGCAGGTTTTGGAGTAGTATTCCCCGTCTGAGGGATATCGAATAACCCCCTGAACTGCACCCCCCGGCCCTAAGCGCATTCCCTATGGCATCCCCGACCTAGTCGGGGGCCATCACGAACGCCCCATCTTACAAGGGGCCTTCATGCGGATCGCGAACCACATCCTGACCGGCGTTGCCTTAACCCAAGCGCAATGGACCGGCGGGGCCATCACCCCCACCATCGTCATCCTGCACGACACGGCCGGTCGCCTGGAGAAAGGTAACTCGGCCGCGTATCTGGCTAAGAACGATGCCAAGGTCAGCGTTCACTTCGTCGTGGAGCGAGACGGCACGATCGTCCAGCAGGTTCCGACCAACAAGCGCGCGAACCACGCGGGCAAGTCCACCTTCAACGGCCGCGCGGATTGCAACGACTTCGCCATCGGCATCGAGATCGTCAATCCGGGCAAGATGACCCGCGCGAACGATACGCAGGCCGTCGCGTGGTGGGGCCAGCAGTTCGCCACCGCTCTGTTCGGGATCGAGGAGCGCGAGACGCCTGAGCACGGGCGTGGCCTGTGGATGGCTTATTCGCCAGAACAACTGGCGGCCGTCATCGAGCTGCTGAAGGCACTGTTCGAGGGCATCCCAACGCTGCAGGATATCACCACCCATTGGTACGTCTCCCCCGGCCGCAAGGTGGATGTGAACCCGCTGTTCCCGCTCGATCAGGTTCGCGCCTTGATCCTCGGGCAGGACGATCCTGCCGACGTCGCGGCCGAGGCGGCATCGCAGCCTGTCCTTCCCACGCCGGGTAACCCTGAATTCGTTGCGATCGAAACGCCCGGTGACACCCTGAACCTGCGGCGCTGGCCCAGCTTCAACCCGAACATTCTCGCATCCCTTCCCGACAACACCGTCGTGCCTGTCCTGCGCAAGGGCATGTTCGATGGCCGTCTATGGCTGCACACGACCTATGGCGGACACCAGGGTTGGGTTCTGGCCGTCCACACCGCCCCCATTCTCATTGAAGGAGCCGCATGATGTCCGGCCTTGCCCGCAACCTTGATCTTCCCATCCTGCCCATGTGGAAGGCGCGCTCGTTCTGGGCGCAACTGCTTCTGGTGGTCACCGTTCTGCTGAATGCGTCCGGTGTCGATATCTACCAGCACCTCGGGGCTATGGGACTCGGATCCACGCAGGAAGAAGTGCTGGCCACAGGAGACAAGTTCGTCAGCGCTTGGCAGCAGATCGCCCCCTTGGTGTTCGGCTTCTGGGCATGGATCGAACGTCGTGCGCCGAACTATCGCCTGAGCCTGCCAAAGGCCTCGTCGGCCACCGGGGTAGGGCTGCTGGCCTTGTGCTTCCTGTTCGCGATGCCAGCCGATCGGGCGGTCGCCGGTCAGCCGGTCTGTATGCCACGTCCCGCATATCTTGCGATGCTGGAGGAACGATATGGCGAGTTGCCCGTCTGGTCAGGAATCAGCGGCAGCTACCACGTCGTGCTGGCACAGGCGCCGAGTGGCAGCTGGACGCTGCTGATGATCCGCGAGGACGACAAGGCCTGCAATCTGACGGGCGGCGATCAGTCCGATTTCCTAGTGCGTAGAACGGAGAGCTGACCATGGAGCAGGGAACCGCAGAGACGGTGACGACAGTGCTGGCGGCGGTTCCTACGGTTTCGGGCGTCACGTTCACCTATGACTTGACCATCACGGCGGGCGTCATTGTTGCCATCCTGTCCGGCCTGATCGCCTGGATAAGAAGTCGGGGCAAAGCGATCGATGACAAGATCGCCGCGCACGACGAACGGATGGGTCGCCACGAGACCCGCATCGCAGCAACCGAGCAGACCCTCAATCACATGCCTGCCAAAGGCGATCTGCACGCGCTTCAGATCAGCCTTGCCGACATACGAGGTGAACTTGGTCGCCTTAGCGAGGCGCAAAAGGCTGCCACATCCCATGCCATCCGAACCGACTCGGTGCTCGAGCGGGTCGAGGGTTATCTTCTTCAGGAAAGACGCCAATGAGCTACGAAAAGGAAATCCGCAAACACCGCCGGATTGCCATCCTGCGCTTCCTGAAGGACTCGCCGGGCTATACGTCCAACGCCTCCGTGCTGGCCGATATCACCCTCAGCCTGGGGGTGCCGTCCACCTACGACCAGATCGTCACCGAGGCGGCATGGCTGCAGGAACAGGGGTTCGCACGGTACGATTCGCAGGCGGACTATCCGGTCATCACCGCCACCGCGCGCGGGGTCGAGATCGCGAGTGGCATTGCCACGCATCCCGAGATCCAGCGTCCCCGGCCGAGGGCCTGACATGCCGCCCCCACGCAAGATCGATCTCCTCCCACCGGAGATCCGGGAACGCCTCCAGCAGTCGCTTCGCGATCGCGGCTTTGCCGGGTATGTCGATGTCACAGAAGACCTGAACTTCTGGCTCGAGGAAGCCGGGCTTCAGGTCCGCATCCAGAAGTCGGCCGTGCATGCCTTCGGTCAGGAATACGAGGCCTTCGTCAAGGCGCAGGAACAGGCATCCGCCTGGGCTGCGGACTGGATGCAGGACGAGGGGCTGGCCGACGAGGCCAAGCGCCACAACGTGCTGTTCCAGATGATCACCACGCTGGCCTTCAAGGTCATGCAGAACCAGATGATCCGGGAAGGCGATGCCATCGACCCGAAGGAACTGCACTTCCTGGGCAAGATGCTGAAGGACGTCATGTCGTCCTCGGGCATTCGTGAG